CGCGATATGTATTTTCGCAAGGGGTCTCGCGACCCCTTTTCCTTCCTCCCCTTTGGGGGAGGCCTTTCCACGACACACCGATCACACCCCTTGGGGTAGTATTCGGTGCCCAATAGAACGTTCGCGAGTTAGCGAAATTCTGTCGGGACATCTGCACGACTGAAAGCCAACGAGATTCCAACCCTCGTTGACAGTTTTATCAGACGTGACGGACGCGGATCACCATCAGTAGGTGCGAGGGTCATCAACCCAAGTTCCTTCGGGGCCTTACCAAGACCCCTACTCGGTGACACACTAACAGGACATCCCGTTACCTGCGAAATTCTCAGGGCGGTTTCCTGCATCTTCTCCTTGTCGGAGAAGCGTTCATACCACGGTTCATCGGAGGGGTCAACCCCCGCCGTTCCCCATGTTCTAGTGGCCACTGCTTGCAATATAGGAGTGCTGGTCCCATACACATGCCGAACCCATTCTGAATGTATATCTGTGAAGACGCGATCTTCTGCATCTCGATCCAGAGCTTCGGTAATATGAAGCTCTAGCTCTACTCTTTTCTCGAGTGGTATCCCGAGAGGATTAAACCCCAAACCTAACGGTGCGGGGACCTGGTACAGAATCATACCAGTATCCAACTGCTCTTTCGTTAAGAAAAAGCGGTTAAGAGCGCGTGGACCTACAGTCCGGATAATATCAAGAAACGATTTATCCGAAGGTCGACGGTATTTCCAACCCGCCAACATTCGCTTTGGGAGAACTACTTTCCCAGCGAACTCAGTCACACAACGTGAGGTGATACATTTATCCTCACTCACAGGTACATCGAGTGTTTTTAGCACTTGGCGATACTGCGCACAGACTCTTTCATCAGAGATGATAACATCATCCCCTAGAACCCGGAAAGACGTACCGAGCTCTACGCCTGCATCCCTCTCACACAGCAGAAGAACCGCTGCATGAGTGATTGCAAACGCCATGAAAGAAGGGCCCGCCCCGAGGGGCTGTCCCTTTGTCCAAACCACATCGCTCC